TGTCACTTGTCTGCATCCAGAATCCCGGCGAATTGTTGAAGTCGCTAGTTGCTTTCTGACGGATAAGTAGCACCTTCTCCCGCTTCGCGTCATGCGCTGCGATGGCCTGCAAGCCGTAGACTTGTAGTTCTTCAGTAGAAAACGTCGGCGCTACTAGACAAGGATGCTGTGCCCCGTCGTCATCAATCATCCAACTTTGAACCGGCGAGCGTGGCAGCGGCGGCAGATCGTCTTTTGTCACGCCAAATCCCCCGGCATCGGCTGAGATGGATCGCCTTCCGGCGCGCCAGTCGCGGGGTTGTCCTCCGGCTTGATGACGTTCTTCCGCAGCTTCGCCTTAACCTGATCGACGCGGCTCGCCGGCTGTTCCACTTGTTCCGGATGTTCCGCCGGTTCGAACCAGTCCGCCGCAACGCTCATCCCGTCGCGCAGGCTGGCGGCGATCTTCTTCAGCGTCACCACTTGCGCCGGCTGGATCGCATCGATCCGCCGCTGGATACGCTTCTCGATCTGTTCCTTCGCGACCCCGAACGTCCCGAAGTAATCGAGCATCTTGCGCATCGCTTCCGGCGACGTGTCGGCCTTAGCCTTCATCGTGACTTCGCACTGCGCGACTGCCGCCTCGACGACGTCGCCCGGAATCACCGCCAGAATGCAGGCACGCAACCGGCGCGCGGCATTGTTCGCAATGTTCTCGTAGATGTCGCGCGGGTCCTCGAGCTTCGATGCGCCGCGCTTCGAGTGCCGGATGTGCTGGACCTGGAAAACCTTGTCGCACTGATAGCCGGTTTCCAGGTCCCATGCGACCGTCTGGACCGTCGAATAGTCGCGGTGCTGTTCTAGCTCGCGCACCGACGTCTTGAGATTCCCCCATCTTTGGCCGATCGCTTCGGCAAGGCGGATGCTCGGCCCGGTAATGTCGGACCCCCCGCGCGAATACTGATAGACGGCAGCCTCGGCCAATCCTGGCCGCGTGCAATCGTTCAGGATTCGGTCCATCGCGGCGACCGGGTCGCGCGGATTGGCGCGGGCGATCATCATGGCGGCTTGAACCTCTGCGATGGCGCGCTGCGCGTCTGTGTTCGCTAGCGCACTAACGGACGGACGCGCGGCAACTGGCGCATTCGTAAACGGGTTGACGGGCGCTACTTGTTCGATTTCGTTCATGGTTTCCCCTTCGGTTGTGTTTGTTACTTGAGCAAGAAGCGGCGCGTCGGCTCGCCTGCCTTGACGTACTCAGCGTAAAGGTCCGGCGAATCCGCCTTAAATGCTGCCGTATCAAAGCGCGCTGCGCCCTTCTGCTGCTTCCAGGTGACTAGCGCATTCCCCTTGAGGTCGACCAATGTCTCGGCGTCGCCCATGAAGCCCATGACTAGGGCCTTGTGCGCGTCCTGCATCCCCTCAAGCTCGGCGGCGGCAGTCCGCATCCGCGCCAGATTCGCGACGATGTCCTCGATTTCCTGCGTCGCGGTCACGCTGGCACCTGGCCGGACCGTGCGGAACCTCCGCATCGCATCCTCGGCGGTCTTTGGCGGCGGCGGTTCGCCTGCCTCCACCATTCTCCAAAACGACGACTCCGCGCCCACGATCAAGTCCTGCAATTCGGGATCGGCCGGCACTTCATAGATTCGGAAGTCGCTGCCGCTGATCAGCACCGCAACATCCGCAACCGATAGCGCGGTCACGGTCAGATAGTGCTGAACCTGGATCAGATACGCCTCCGGGATGTCGGAGGTTCCGACCTCGCCCCACCCTTCCGCGTTGCGCGCCGTCTTGATTTCCAACAGGCGTCCGGAGTCCGTCACGCCGTCGAGCGTTGCCAGCATGTAGGGACGCTGCGGGTGGCGAATGATTGCCTCCGGCACGCGCACCACTTGCCCGGTCCGCTCGGCGTATTCCTGACGGATCGCCGGCTCGAGCACCGTCCCCCACCGCATCGATTCATTTTCGACGACCGGCGAACCCTCGCCGCGCTTGTCGAGAAATACGTCCAGCGGCGTCCGCCACTTGGACAGACCCATGACCGCAGCCGCGTCGCTGCCTCCGATTCCGGTCATGCGCTCCAGCAACCACGCTTCGCGGTCCATCATGCCGCCTTCCTCTGCACCTGTTGCGACGGATGCAAGAGGTACTTCTCGCCGAGGAACCGCTTGGCCTCGTCGATCTTCCGCTGCAATTGCGCCGCGGCTTCCGGGTCGGGATCGAGCTTGACGCTCTCGATCGTGACCGGGATCGAGTCATAGAGAAACGAATCAACGATTGTCTTCATGCGAAAGCCTCCAGGAGAAGGATTGCCAAAGTGGCCGCCAGCACAAGCACGGAGAAAATGAAGATGACGGTATCGCCGAGGGATCGGCCGCTCATTTCGCGTTCCAATCCGCGCCGGCCGGAGCGTCGACCTCCGGATCGACCGTGTATCCGGGCGCCGGGATGAAGTCGAACGGGACGCGACCCTGCGTCCGGAGATAGGCGGCGATGACCTTCGCGCTTGTGGGGATGCGCTCGTCGCCGATTAGGGCGATGAATTCGTTCATTCTGCACGCTCCTCTGCAAGCATCTTGCGGATTTCCGCAATACGTCGCTGCCATCGCGCGAGCGTTTCGTCGAAATCCGATAGGCGGCAGGATTCAAAGAATTCGTCGCCGGAAAAGAGGTACGCGTCTAGTTCATCGATCAGTTTTTCTGGCGTCATTTGCTCGCCTTTGCGAGAGCAGCGCGGGATTGCAGGCGAGCAGCGATTAGGCGCGGATCATCGTCATCAAACTGCTCTGTCCACAGTAGTTCGCGCAGCGCCGCCACAAGCTCGTCGTGCGCATTGCAGGCGCGGACGATGAAGGCGGCGTTGGCTTCTGCTGGCGCTACGTTGCCGGTCTGTGCGGTAGCGGTCTGTGCTACGCAGAAGCGGTCCGCCACGATAGATACAGAATGCTTTGATGCGTCAACTTGCCAAGGCGTCGGCGTGTGTTGCGTGCTCATGCTGCCTCCATGTACCGGCGGGCCAGCGAGAACCGGAGCGCCCATTCGGCGGCTACGGCCTGCGTGTAGCGGCGGTCGGCCTCGACTGCCATGACGAACTCGTCATTGGACGGCGCCACGAACTGCGGCGACATGGACGAGTAGAGGGCGGAAACTGCGGCGTCGTTCATCTATTCCCCTTCCGTTCTGTTGTTTGATCCGACAGACGAACAGTAGCAAAGGATTGCGAGGGGTGTCAAGCGGTACTAGCAATTTGTTGCGAAAAGAAGACGGCAATTCCCCTCGCAATTCATTGTTTGACACCGTACACCCATTGCGCCTAGAATTCAAGGCATGGCAAAGAAGATTCCCGAACATCCATTCGTGGCAGAGGTCCGGGCGAAGCTCGAACACTGCCGCGGCAACTGGACGCAAGTCGCTGAAAGATCGGGGGTTTCACACTCCTGGATCAGTCAATTTACGCGCCGGGTCATCACGAATCCGACGATCGGCAATCTGCAGTCGATCAATCGCGCGTGCGACGAGGTGCTGCAGGGACCAGTCACGGCAAGAGGAAGGTAAGGCGCGGTGCCGGACCTTGTGCCGGCTTGTTTCAAAACAAAGGCGGCGAGGGGCAACAGATGCGAATAGGCGGATGCGGGCGCGACTGGCGCATAGGGAATGGTTTGCGCTCGAGAGGTCGGAATGCCTAACCGGATCATTCGCGGCGACCTACTGGACAGCGACCGCTACAACTCCCTGACGCATGACGCTGAACGGTTGCTCTTCGTCGAGCTTCTACTGCTGGCCGACGACTACGGCCTGGTCCCGGTCAACTTCGGATTCCTGCGGCGCCGGACAAGTCCCTGCACCGCCAAGAGCCTCGAGCAAGTGACGCAAATGGTCAGTGCGTTAGCGGACGCTGACCTGATCCGCTGCTACCAATCCGAACGCGGCGGGCAATTCGCCTTCATCCCCAGGTTCGACAACCGGCCGCAAGCACTCAAGCCGAAGTGGCCGATCCCGCCCGCCCATGTCGCGCAAGGTGCGATCGAGTCAGCGCAGGCTAACTCTAGAGGATTGCATAGAAAACAATGGATTAGAGGAAATGCACAGGGTATGCACAAGGATGTAGCGCCCGAAACCGAAACCGAAACCGAAACCGCAACCGAAAAGAAAAACCTAAACACTTTGTCTCCCTCCGCTGTCGCGGCGGTCGATTCGGCTGATTCCCTCGTAATCGAAAAGGTCAAAGGTCCGCCACCCTGCCCCTTCGCCGAAATCGTCGCGGCGTATCACGAAATCCTGCCCACCTGTCGCCGCGTCGTCGACCTCAATCCGAAGCGGCAGGAACACATGCGCGCCCGCTGGCGGCAAGTTTGGGCAGAGGAACGATTCGATACGGCGACCGGGGTCGCGTTCTTCCGACGCTTTTTCCAGACCGTCAGCCGTTCCAAGTTCCTGACCGGTAGAACCAATGCCGCACCTGGACGCAACCCGTTCAAGGCCTCGCTGCCGTGGCTGATGAACCCCGAAAACTTCCTGAAAGTGATCGAAGGGAACTACGAATGAACGACTATCGAAGCCGGAAATACACGGACGCTACCGACGACCGCGGACCCGCAAAGCCGGCGAAGTCGGCGACCGAGTGCAAAGCGAACGGCTGCCCCTTACCGGGCGTGTACCGCGTCAACAACGAGGAAAGCTTCTGCTGCGTCCACGACGGCGAAGATGCCCACCGCTGGCCGGAACAGACCGAACGCATCCTAGGCAGCCTGCGCCTGTGGTGGCTCGCCCTTTCCATGTCGAACTCTGAACCCGGCGAGCCAGTCCTCCAGGCGACCGTCGACGCCGTCGTGGCCGAAGGCGGGCCGGACGCCAGCAACACGAAGACAAAGCGCGACTACGCCAACAAAATCCGCGGCTACCTCCTGACCAAGTGCAAGGGCGAGCGCGTCGCCCCGCCGGCCGCAACCCCCTTCCGATCGCTCGTCAAAAAGCTAACGGAGCGCGTGTGATTCTCAAAATCTTCTGCTACGTCGTGACGTTCACGCTCGGGACCGGGTTCGGGATGTTCATTGCTGCACTGATGGCAGCGAACACCCAGGACGAGCGGTTCGCCAAGTGGCTGCGCGATCGTGGGGAATGACCATGGCGACGCGGATAGTGTGGAGTCGCGACGCCTTGCCTGCTGGCTGGAATTCACGAACGCAGCGGAAAGAGCCGCTTTTGGGGATTACCGCCTCGCTGCCGACCTCGTCGAACGGCATCCCTCGACTCGGACTGAACTCTATGCCTTCGCCAAAGCGATTGCGGACGGCAAAATCGTCCGTGAAGGCGATCGGTTCCATCCCGTCAAGCCTTGAGGCAGCATTCTCGCGAATCGTGCGCGGGCTCAAGTTCCCGACCCCGACGCGGGAATACCGCTTCGACCCGGTCCGGAAATGGCGCTTTGACTTCGCGTGGCCGGATCAGAAGGTCGCGGTCGAGCTGGACGGCGGAATCTGGACGAAGGGCGGGCATACAACCGGAGGCGGAATCATGCGCGACATGGAAAAGTCGAACGCGGCGCAGCTTGACGGGTGGCTGGTGCTGCGGTTCAGCGACAAGCACCTGGAAGACGGCAGCGCGATCGAACAGACTAAGCGCGCGTTGGGGCTGGCATGATGCTCGCCGACACCCTCGAGCAATCCCTTTTCCGCTCCGTCGAATCGGCGCTCGCCTTTGCCTTTTCAGAGCGGTACGTCTACCTTCCACAGTCGCCGGCCTCCCGCATGGCCTCGACTCCCTCCCGCTCCGGCAACGGACTCGGCGGGATCGACGGCTACGCACAAGCAGGGATGATTCTCGCGAACGTCAGCGCATTGGGC